GGTGGCAGATTGAGTGATCGCGGCAGATGACTGCTGAATCTCCTGAGCAGTTGTCTTGACGATTTCGTTGGACTCGGTCACCTTCTTGACATCGTCATATACAATGGTTGCTACGGGAGTCGCTGGCTTCTCGACCTTTGGAGCCGATGTGCATTTTGCACCGATCATCATTATTCCCATCGAAAGGATCAGTGCGATTCTTTTCATTGTGCTGTTCATTCCCTCACCATCGACTTTCTTCGCTTCATGGATTTTGCTCTCTTGCGATTTGCTGCTGCCCTCTTCTTCTTGGACTTCCTCGCAGACTTCTTTGCTTGCCTTGAGCGACGAGCCTTCTCTGCTCCACCCATCTTTATGCAAGCCTTCCCGCCCTTCTTCGCGAGTTTCTGTCCCTCTGGACACTTGAAGACTATCTTCTTCTTTCCACCACGAATGACGATCTTGCGCTTTGCTCCCTCGGCAAGCATCTCAAGTTCCTCGGATGGAATGAGCGATAGCACCTGATCGACGCTGATGTCCTCGACACCATACACCACATAATGGGTTTCCATCAGCGATGTGTTTGCGATGTCAAGCGAGAGTTTCATGCCAACATCTTCGTTCGTCTGCTCTTGTCCCTTGCTGAACCTTGGATTTGCAAAGTTCCTTGCGGGGAATCCGCCTGGCCCTTCGCGCACCATCTTCACTTGAACTGCCTTCTTCCCCTTGCCCATCGTGGAGACGAGACCTTCGTGTTCCTCGCCACCATGGGTGCCGATGTCGAACTGATGTCCATGCTCCTTGAACTGATCAAGCATGTGGTGCTTTGCCTGATTTATGTGGTGATGTGCCTGGAACATGGCATGAAAGTGATGTGCATTGGAATCTATCTCGCCATGCAGGGCAGTGAGTGCCTTGGCACGACCCTTCTCGCTCTTGTTCGTCTTGTGTACGAACTTCTGCGCGTGTGCCTTGAGTCCTTCGACGCTTCTATCGCCAGTTGTTCGTGCTGCGGTGTTCGAATACTGCCTGACGATGCCGTGAAGTCTCTTGTTGCCAACCAACTTGCGGGAGAACTCATGTACCTCTGGTGTCAGGTGCTTATGTGCAGCGGCGAGATGCTTCTTGATAGCGGCATCTCTCTTTGCAGACAAGGATAGTTTGGTTGTCTTCCTGATGGCAAGATCGGGAGCATGAATGCCCTCTCCCTGCAACTGAGAAACATCTGGGTGGCTAGTGATCTTTTTCATGCCTTTGCTCCTGGCTTTGGAAGAGCATATTGCGAATGTGCTGCTAGTGTGAGTTTCTTTCCACTCTTGACCTTGTATGTGATTGTGTTTGGCTTTGCCGTGGTCTGATTCTCACCATCTGCCTCATGATGCACAAGGTCTGCCTGAAACGCATGACCTGGCTTGATGTTCATGGTCTTGACATGATGAAGGAGAGGGACAAGGTGCTTGACATAGTGTTCCTTGCCAGTTGCATGAACATCCTCTGGTGTCTTGAAGACATGCTCGACCTGTCCATGCTTTGACTTGACGAAATGGGTTCCATCATGCTCCTTGCCTACCACGACACTCATTCCACCATCGACCTTGAGAGAAGGTTCATGCCCCTTGGTGTGCTTTCCCTTGAACCTTTGATGCATGGCAGTCATGTGCCTGAGTGCCTCGCTTGGGTTTCCGTGATAGATCATGTCTCCTACATGCTCAAGGTGTCCAGTGAATGGCTTCGCCTTCTTTGCTGGCTTCGTTGGCTTCTTCTGCGTTGCTTCGAATATCGGTGCTTTCTTCTTCTTTCTTCGCCAGACTCCCTTGCCGAACTCCTTTTGGCTGTACTTTGGCGAAACAGGCTCGCCATTGGAGACCATTGCAATGCCAGGAGCAGATGCCGTGTTTGCAACTTCCTCGTCAAGCAGGATCTCAAGGATGTCCATCTTGTCCTGATCCTCAAGTGCCTCGGACATCAGCCTTCGGGCTTCCTCGCTCAGGTTTTGTCTCATGAAGTTCTGGTATGTCTGATTCATATTTTCCTCAGTTCCTGCAAAAGGGAATCTTCCATGGGTATTGTGGCAATGTCGGCCTCTGGTATTTCATGACGAAGCACATTCAGATAATACAGGAATGTCTTGAGCCTTGGATGAAACTTCTCCTCCATCCTGTGAAACAATATCCTGTTTCCAACCTCTATCCCAAACACATTCGTCATTATGATGAGATGGTTCAGTATCAGCCTGTTCCTCTGACCCATGTCTCCCTCATCGCGATTCATCAATCTCTTCAGATACTTGATCCTGTCTATATCCTCATAGAACTCCTCAAGCGAGGAGCATTGCGGATTGTCATAGTGTTCAAGTGCGAAGGTCAGAAAGTCTTCATCACGAATACGGTTGTCCGACATTAGAAACTCAGTCGTGGTTCTTCTTGTCTGTTGTCATGTAGAGTTCCGCATCGATCATGTATAGTCCACCAGGAACCAAGGAAGTGCGGATCTTCAACTTTCCATGCATACGGGAACGGAGGAAGATCTCGTCATCGATGTATGGAGATCCTGAAATTGGATGGTCGCTCTCGCGCCTTCCGTACTGATAGACATTGAATGTGCCGTTTGTGGCATCCTTGACACCGAAATTCATATCACCATCGTCCACATGAAGACCAATTGTCTGCAACTGAAGGAATAGGCGGTTCAATCGATCCATTGGATCAAGGTGCTGACCCGTGAGGAATCTCTTGATGAATGCATTGATGGTTTGCATGTTCTCTGGCTTCTCGACATAGAACAATGCCCTGTCATCCAACGCAGAGCGGTGGTTTGTGTTGTATGTGGATTCCAATAGTGCCTCGACAAGAGTCTGATTCTTGCTCTTGTCAAGAGTGTTTGCGGCAGCATTGGATAATGAGTCTCTGCGAGTGAATGGGTTCATTTGAATCTCCGTGATTTCGTAAAAGTATGTATAAAGGAAAACAGCGGCAAAAAGCCGCTGTGTCCCTTAGAGAAGACTTGGTTGTCTATCACTTATTCCAGGGAAGTTTCTTCGAAACCCAATTCCAGAGTGGGGTGCCGATTGCAGCACCAGCGACAAACATGAGAATGCTCCACCAAGCCGTACCTAGAAAATCTTCCATTTGGTTCTCCTTTATAAAATGAAACCATGTACCTCTATGTATAGACCCATTCTGAGATTTCCTAAATCGTTGCTTTGCTAAATATGACAGGAGGATTACTATGGACAGGACTTACACAGAATCATTTACCATCCCAACGGGTGGATGGACGGGTGGCGCAAGCGGAATCCTAAACGGAACCACAGCAGGAATCACCGCAGATGTTCGCCTTTGGCGCGACGATTCAGCCACAGCCGCCAGAAGAATCAGCCTTGCACCAGGAGAGATCCTCCCAGTGAAGGTTCGCTATATCAATCACAACTCGACGGTGACTGGATTCAACTGATACCACTGGTTGTACAACTGAAGAGAACTAAGAAGCCCGGGGACATATTCCACGGGCTTTTTTACGAACTCCTGTAGGACACCCGTCTCGCAAGCCACAAGAATCACGATCTGCTCGACCTTTCGACCCGTGAGTTCTTGGAACATCAAAGAGTATGCCGTGGCTTGCTGAAAGTAGTTCTTGATTCCACTTGGATACTTCTCCCGCGTTGAACCCTTGAAGTCAACAACTGAAAGTTTCCCGTCGTAGTCGCAGATGCAGTCAACTCTGCCAGCGAGTCCTACGCTCTCGCTCCACATGTGTTGCTCAAGTGCATAGACATTGTCGATCTTTGTCTCGACATGACTCTTCAGCATTTCATAGAGTTCATTGACATCGGAATGTTCACAAAGAACAACATCCTCGTTCTTGAGGAGATGTTCCATCATTGAGTGGATGATGTTTCCGCGATCACAGACTCTTTGAGCCTCGCGTGGATTTGCCCTGCGCCAAATCTCTATGCCATCCTTGCCTTCGAAGCCCGTGACCGTCGTGACAGACGGCAGATGCTTTCCCGAAGGTGTGATGTAGACTCTCCCGTGCTTATTCTCAAGCACACGGAGTTCAGGAAGATTTAGTTGTGTTGGTTGGTAGTTGTATGTCTTCAATCATCTATCCATTTCACAGGGAGGAGTGGGAAAATCCTTGCTCCTCTTTGATATATCCATGGTCTGACCAGGTGTCTTCACCTTGGTCTTCTTTTCGATATCTTTCTTCTCGGAAATGACTTCCTTGAAGTAAGCCACGGTTTCACTTACGCTCATGTTACTATAACGCGCTTCTCTGATGATGTCAACATACTTCTGATTAGAAACTATTGCTTGCCACGGGAGATTCATTCTATCGGCACAACGACGAGCAAACTGATAGTCGGACTCATGAGTCTCTGTTAGTTTCTTCTTTTGTGCCATTTGTCTTCTTCTTTCTAGTGGGCTTTGGATTCAGCAACGATGCCTTTTCCTTTTCGTTCAAGCCAAAAAATCCAATGTCGATGAGCATCTTTGTCCTATCCTTCTTCATCTCATCATCGGACGAGAGGATTGCTTTCAGCGATTCAATCAAATCTTTGTTGCTCTTCTTCATACCCTTATTTATCCTTGTCATGTTCTGAAATAAAAGACACCCCCCATTTCTGAGGGGTGTCCGGTAGCGAAGTTCCTTGTGCGGGTTAAGTTAGTTCCCGACGCGCGGTGAATAGCGTAATCACGCTTGCACCGTCCCCACGACCGACTCAGTGAGAAGACTGGGGCGAACAACAATATGTATAAAACTCACTCGTTCGCAAGACGCTTGAAGTAGTCGAGGGCATCATCCTCGTCGTCCTCATTCGCCTTGGTCTTGGGCTTTGCTTCCCGACCAGGAGCCTTCGCTTCAGCAGTTGGGAACTTCGGGGTGAACTTCTTCTCCGAAGCATCCTCCTCTTCCTCTGAAATATCCATGTCCTCTGCCTTCTGAGACTGAGAACCATTGATGACCGATTGGAACTTGGTCTTGAGTTCTCCGTATGCCTTGAACTGATCGGGCTTCACGAAGTCAACAAGCGGGTATTCCTTGCGCCATAGAGCCTCAAGTGCCTTGTCATCTCCGTCGAGGAGAGGTGACGATGCAGAGAACTCCGACTTGTCGTAGTTGCGGTATCCATCGACATTGCGAATCTTGATCTTGAAGTTCGCTCCCTGCCAGAAGTCGAACGGATTCACAGCATCCTCGTCCTTGTACTGAGGATTCATCTTGTCGTTGATCTTGTCGAAGATCTTCTTGCCATAGCGGTAGAGGAAGATCTTGCCATTGTTGGCAGGATTCACGGGATCATCGATCACAAGGACATTGCTGATGTACGACAACTTGCGCTTGCGATCACGCGCAATGTTCTTGTCATCGTCGTTTCCGCTGTTCCACAACTCGTTGTTTGCCTCGCAAACAGGACACTTCTGTCCGATTGTGGTGGGGCAGTTCTCAATGTACCAACCACCCTTCGACTGGAATCCGTGGCTGAAGACACGAACCCAAGGGAGATCCTCGCTTGGAGGAGCGGGGAGGAAACGGATGACTGCGTACCCGTTGCCCGTCTTGTCAACCTCGGGCTGCCAGAGACGATCATCCTTGTAGGAGTTCTCGCCTCCACCCTTCGTGACCTTCTCCAGTTCCTTGGCAATCTTGCCAAGGTTGTTCTTTGAACTCTTCTTGAAACTTGCGAAATCTGACATCGTATTGCTCCTTTTGCTAGGTGTACTGAGTATCTGACAATGTGCTGAGTATACAGCGTGTACGGCGTGTGTCAAGCGAATGGCAGGGATTTCTTGCGTGGCAATAGATTCACCTGTCGTGCCTCGTTCTCAATGTTCTCAATGATGGGACGAGACAGGTGCTTTGCCACAAGCGAGGCATCAATCGAATGCTCCTCGCAGATCTCCAAAACAGCCTCCATATAGGAGATTTTTCTGTTGGAAACCATTCGTTCTATGAGGTTGGATATCTGTGCGGGGTCGATCATGATGAGGATTATAGAGTATGTATCGTC